TCCTATAGTTCTCTTTGATATATCAGTAGATCTTTCACTGAAAGTAACTGAAGCAGCACCTTTATCTCCACCAACATCTTTTGGTTCATACTTCATCATACTAAATTTAATTATATCTTGCATATCTTTTCTTAATGTTACAGGGTAGCATAACATTTTTGGAAATTTATTCCTTGTATCTTTATCAGCTGCAATTGATTGAGACAGTGCTGCTTTACTTTTAGTTAGTTGTTCCTCTTCTTCTTTTGCATTGTTAGAACGTGCAAGGGCATTAGCTTCCTTCTTTGCTTCATCAGGAGTTTTACCTTCTTCAAGTAAACCTTTTTCTGCTATTGTTTGGGCATGGTTATTAACTAAATCTTTACCTTCTTTAGAATTAAAAAATTCTTTCTCTTCTGGTTGAGCACCACCCCACCAATTTGTATTAGGTACAAAGTCCCCACTCTTATCGTACTCTCCTACAACTTTATCTGCACCAAACTCTTCATTATATACTATCTTTTTACCTGTCTCTTTATCAACAAGCACAAAATATTTTTCATTCTGACTTCGAGTTCCTTTCATAGCAGGAACTGGAAATCTATTTTTTACATCGTCAGATCCGTAGTATCCTGCCTTGGTCGTCATCTAAATACAAACTTTTTATTATTTAGTAAGAAACTTGGCATAAGGTATTGCAAGTAGGTCATCAAGTTCAGTATAGTCCACAATATATAACTGACCTGCAAGTTCTTCCCATGTATAATTTCTTGATTGTCTCCAGTGAAAGTTTAAACCTTTGAATCCCCACTGTTGTAAATCAGTACATGCAATCAATGGGTGTTGATCATATTGTATACGAGGAGTCTTTGCATTATAAACAAACGTATAAAACTTTCCCACCTCTGGTATCGGTGATACTGTATCATTAAGAGCGTCCATAATCATCAACATTAGATCTTCTGGATCATTTGTTGTTTCTAATTCTTCTTTAATTGGTTCTATTCTATTGGCAAAATGTGCAGGATCTGACATCATTTAATTCCTAATTCTTTTTCGGTGATGATTTTAAATTCAATTCTTCTATCATCACAAAATTCTTTTGCTGCTTTCCACTTTGCTTGGTTAACTGCAAAGGTTGTGCATTCATATATGTAGGACTTGGTTACTCTCTTTCTTTTCTTTGGTGGTTCCGTTTGCTTCTTTGGTTTCACCTCAATCACATATGTTTTAATTTTATTTGTACTCTCCTTTACCTTTATAATAAAGTCAGGATAATATTTATGAACCCGATTATCTTTTGGTGAAAGGTATGGTATAAAGAATTCCTCACTACCCCATTCAATAATACTTTCATTTATATCACAGTAGTTACAGAATCTTCTTTCCCAACTACTACGACATATAATATTCTTCGCATTACCTTTATATTTTCTAGGAAACGCTGGTTTGAACCTACTTTTAATACTTTCTGCCATATCTCTTATACATAATATATAAGGTCAAAAAGTATTTATAGTTATATGCCTACTATAAGAAGTATAGATGTCATTAAGGCAACTCTTTTAACACCAGCAACTACTTCTCATTTTGATGTGGAGATTTCAGTTCCATCTGGGGAACTTGGTGGAAAATTAAATAGTGTTCTTGGTGGTTCAGTACAACAAGATAGATTGAATATAATGTGTTCGGATGCATCATTACCAGGATCTAGTTTAGCAACATTGGAACTTACTAATGATCATCATGGTGTTACAGAGAAACATGCATACAGAAGAATATTTGAGGATAGAATTGATTTAACTTTTTATGTTGATGCAAATGGTTACTTACCTATCAAGTTCTTTGAGACTTGGATGAGTGAGATTATGAATGAAGATTCTGATGATGCAAGAAGTTCAAATTATTTCTATCGATCCAAGTATCCAGATGATTATACAGCAGATCAGGGGTTAAAAATCATAAAGTTTGAGAAAGATCATAATCGTAGTATTGAGTATGAGTTTTTTAGAACTTTTCCGTTGGCTATTAATTCAATGCCAGTTTCTTATGATGGATCTTCCCTCTTGAAATGTACTGTATCTATGTGCTATATTAGATACATTCTTCGCAAGCCTTCAAGTCCCACAACACAACAAGCTGGTCCAAGAGGTAATACTATAAATGATATGGCAAAATTTAACTCAAGGAGTCAGGGATTTAATGCTGGACAACTACCTAATAGAGTAAATGACTTTACTAGAGCAGTACAGAATAGCAGTTTACCTCTTGGTGCCAACGATCAACTACGTTCAATTGGATCTGGACTTGCCTGATAAATAAACATACTGAAAACTCTATAGGATATTATGCCTTTACCAAAGATTGCCACACCGACATATGAGTTGGAGTTACCTTCTACAGGACAAAGTATTAACTACAGACCTTTTCTTGTTAAAGAAGAGAAGTTACTTGTACTTGCTTTAGAAACAGAAGATACAAAGCAGATTACAACTGCTATAAAAAATGTTTTAAAGAACTGTGTTCTTACAAAAGGAGTTAGAGTAGATCAACTTCCTACTTTTGATATTGAATTTTTATTCCTGAACATCAGAGGCAAGTCTGTTGGAGAGGAGATTGAAGTTAATATTATATGTCCTGATGATGAGGAGACTCAAGTTCCTGTGACTATTAATTTGGATGATATTGGAGTTCAAAAAAATGATACCCATAGTAATCAAATTAAACTTGATAAAGATCTTATGATGGAATTAAAGTATCCATCACTAGAACAGTTTATTAAAAATAATTTTGATTTTGATGATGCGAATGCAATGGATCAATCATTTGATCTAATTGCTGCTTGTATTGATAAGATATATACAGCAGATGAAGTTTGGGCAGTTGCAGACTGTACAAAAAAAGAAGTGAAAGAATTTTTAGAACAAATGAATTCTTCTCAATTTAAAGAGATTGAAAAGTTCTTTGAGACAATGCCAAAGTTATCTCATACTGTAAAGGTAACTAATCCAAAGACAAAAGTGAAAAGTGATGTTGTGCTTGAGGGATTAGCGTCTTTTTTCGCCTAGCCCTA